AATGCGGACAATCTTGTGTAGGAAAATCAGGTTCTAGTTTAAGTATTGACTTAGCTAAATCATTTTCTTCTATAGTATCCAATGGAAAGAAACCAATACGTTCGCTCGGTTCAACTTCTTCTACATAAAATATAGATTCTAAAAAACCTTCACATCTATCAAGCATATTCCAGGTAGCTATACCACCTTGTGTTTTGAGTACGTCTTTCATACTACAACTGTAGCTGAATTTGATCCTCTAGTCTAGCCAATAGCTGTTCTTTTTTCTTTTGGTCATTAAGTTTGTACATACTTACACCACCTTTATGCGTGTGCATGGTACATTTATCCCCTAGTATGTAATCTTCTCCATGGTCTTGGCGTATCTCTGATATTCTATTACGTGCTGACCAACCAAACTCAATTAGTTCTGTAGCACAATGCCACTCATTGTCGTTAAGCAGTTGTAATATATCATCTCTCATTGTCATTTGTTATCTCCTCCTGGTTTATACCATTCATACTTTAAGGTTAATTCACTACCCATAGGTATGTCAACGATTGCATAAATATAATGGTATCTCTGTACCTCTACTCGTTTTAAGTTTGGTGTTTCGCTATGGTTTATAAAACCACCTAGTGGTGTTCTGTCTAGCTTTTTAGTAATGAAATCTTCAATGTGCGTAATGCCTAGTTTTGCACCTTTATTTATATCTGATAATGTAAAGAGACCGAGACCTTCTATCTTGCTAGGTTGTATTGTAAGAAAGTCAGGTAGTGGTTTGTAGGTCATAGGGTAACATCAAAGTCTTCATCAGGATCTAAGTGTTTGTTTACCATAACACCTAGTACCATTTCTTTAAACTCTTTACTACCTACTTTGTAACCTGGACCATCGAATGGATTATTCTTCTTCAAACCACGCTTCGTCATCTGCTATCTCCTCCTTGACTTCTACCTTTAAACCTTTAGGTACTTTCTTTAAATCAACGTCAACAAATTCTCCGCTGTCTGTTAATTTAATTATGACCTGCATTAGAAAGGTATCTCGCCTTCCTCTACGTCATCTAAACTTTTAGCAACTGCAACTTTAGGCATAAACCATTCTTCAGGTGCCTGTTTTTCTGCGTTAAAACTTTCCATGTAATAGATACGTGGGTTGCCGTTATCACATTCTCTGTTCTTGCACTTCCAATCAGGGTAAGTCTCTTTTATTTTACCGCTTGCTTTATCTCCTCTGTTGTCCCATAGCTCACTACTACATGACAAACATTGAGGAACAATAGATCCCTGTGTAACTACTTTCTTTTCCTGTACTTCTACACCTAGTGCTTCGAGTGCTTCCTCTGTAGATTTATTATCTAAGTTACCTACTGCACCCTGTGTCTTCTCTTGTACAGATTGTGGAGGAGTATAACTATTGCTATTGCTAGTTTTAGCTACACTCTTGGTAACTTGTTGAGTAGGTTGTTGTCCCGCACTACCCTTCAAGTTCTCCACCTTCTGCATTTCTGTGACTGACGGTCTTGCTTTTGCTGTATAGCCGAACCAGTTTGCAAGCCCACGTCCTATTGCAGATGTCTCTGCATTTTCAATCCATGATGTTTGATTAGCACCTTTAGGACCTTGTTGGTCTTGTGCAATACCTGTTGCTACAGGATTTATGTCTTCTACATCTTTATAAATCATTGCTCTAACCACAATACTTTGGTGGTCATCTGATATAGATAGGTGTTCTGTATACACTCTACCATTGGGATTGTTCTCCCAAAACTTTGCTAGTCTATCTTCTACTTGATCGTAATCGTCTTGCCAACCCATCGGTTACTCCTCTATTAGTTCGGTTTTTTCTTCGGTAGTATATTCTACCCATACTTTTGTTTGTTTGCCAACATTATATTTTCTTAATATATCTGTGACACTTTGTTCCATAGTGTTATATATTAAATCAAAGACTTCTTCTGCTTCTGTAATACTTTTTGCAGTAACTTTATACTCACGCTTACTTGTATCTGTAAACAATAGTTTTACTTGCCTGCGTTCAGGATTTAATTTTGCCATATCTATTTTCTTTAAGTTGTGTTCTAGTAAGTTTATAGTAATAGGGGTGTGTGACACTATTCTTCTTCGCCTACTTTATCTACATCTTTTAGTTCTATCTCTCCATTAGCTAACTTGATAGCTTGTAACATCTGTTCATTGTAATCTTCTACAAATTGTGTAGCTAGTTGGTTAACTTTAAGTGGGTTGTGTGTGTTGAGTTTTAGTGATGTCCATGATACTTCTTGACCACCGCATGCGTTAGCCATAGCGATAGCCCACTTCTTCATTTCCTTCTTTTCTGTAAAAATGTTTGGCACGTCTTAGTCTCCTCCGCGTTCGCCGCGTACAAACACATAGTGAATAACATTATTCCAATTCTCAAACTCGTATATATATAGATCGTTAGCTTTAAGATAATCTTGTAGCTCTTTTGTACTATCTATAAATATAGGTTTACCGTTTCTTGCAACGATAAAACCTTTGCCAGTTTTTGCAACTGACTGTTTAAGTTCGGATAACATAAAGTCATCACTTGTCAGTATATCAGTCATTATACCTCCCAATATAATTGTACTACATAATTAGAGGATAGTATAAAATTTCTTATTTAGCAACGACAAACCCAAAAATGAATTAAAAGGTTTGCCGTCAAGGACAAGGGTAAAGGAGGAAACCCCATGTCAATGAAATATAAGTTGACATTAATTATAGCACACGGTATATTGGTCTAGTAGATAACACTTCGATGTTGTCTCCTTCCCAATTAAAAGAGACCACTCCTGCGAGGGTGGTCTTTTTTTTACTTGACTTTAATTTGTAATGGGTTATATTGGAGTATCTTATTTAATACTGCCATATTCTATGAGATGTAAAAAGCGGGAGATAAAACTCCCGTTTTTTTATACTATCTCTAAATTATTATGACCATTCTTATTGACAACCATAGTCACTACACCTTGCCTAGTTTTCTTACCTGCTTGCTGTTCAAAGTAAGTACTCTCATCTAAGCTAGGTACTTGTATCCAGGTGCGTGGATCATGCACTTGTCTAAAATGATGGTAATGTCCTGTCACTAAAATAGACGAGGAACCAGAATGAAACCCTCCAAACGTTTGGTTCTTCCACCAGTTCATAACCTTCGTCTCTACTGTCCCGCCGAAACCAGTAAGATGTCCATGCGTAAAGGACATGTTTGTTCCACATACGTTTAGCGATAAGTGAGGTTCATCAGGTATGACAAACTTTATATGGTCGTACTGTGGTTTGTCTGCAAAGATTTCTCCTATTTGTTCAAAGACTTCTATGTCATAGTTGTCCATACCACCTGTTGGTGCTACACCTTTATCAGTACGTTTCTCTCCATGATTACCTGGAACTGCACCTACTACTACAACATCAAAGTCTTTAGACCATTCGACTAATGCTTTAGCAATAAGTCTTCTAGCTAACTTCATTTGATTTCTATAGTCTAACTCTACGCCGTTAGGTCCCATTGCTTGTGGGTAAAATCCTACGCACCCCTCGACAATATCCCCTAATCCTACAACAGTAAGTTGATCCATCTCTACCCCTGCTTTACGTAGGAAGTTATACCTATCACGTACAAGATCTATCTTCTCTAAGAAGCGTTCAACAATAAGTTCAGTACCTCCGCCATCTCTTTTGCCTAACTGCAAATCTGCAACTGCAACAAAAAAGCTAGCTTTAGTTTTCTTTACTTTAGGTTTAGCTTTACGCTTATAAGACTGTATCCATTTTTCTATACGGGTGTAGTCTTCTTTATCTATCGTTGCTTCTGTTGCAACTATCTGTGCTTTGTATGCCCATGCCTGATGTATTTCTCCCTTACCTACATTCATATCCCATGTACTCACACGCAATGTGTCATTAACTATTGCATATTTTTTAGGATCAAATCCCCATTCTAGTAAGAGTTCATCAAACTCTGGAGTAGAACTACTTGTAGCTCTTGATGTTATGGTTCCAGTCTTAGTTTTATAATCAAACTTTACTCCTGGTTCCCACCCTTTAGGGTGCGCAACACCCTCCTTTGTATTATTGTGTGCTACGTCCTGTTGGGTTTCGGTAAGTTTACTTACCTGCGAGTTGTTTTTTTGCATACTCTTTTAACACTACTATTACGGCACCGCCACCTGCAATTGCTGCAGCTTCAAGTGTTGTAATTTCAAGGTCTATTGCAGGTCCAACCAACAAAGCAGAACCGAATGCTTCGATGAATGTCCATACAACTTTTTCAACAAGTTGCTTTAGTTCGTCACTCATATTACTCCAATCTATATAATAGGTTTTCCTCTTAGCTTACTGTCAATGCGTGTCACTTTTTCGTGAATAGCATGTAACATTTTACTATCGGAACTTTGTTGTGGTTCGCTTGAACCATCGAGATTTATCTTGCTAACCTCTAATGTGACTGGTTTACCTTGTAGTAATACTGCAGATACTTTTCTATACATACGTTCATAAGCATTACGTGACTGTCCAATCATACCGTCTTTACCTAAGTCAAGATCTTGTTGAGTATTTCCTGTCAATATACAACCCGAAGTATGCTCATCGGTGTTGCCAGAATGAATTAATATGTATTTAAAGTTAGGTACATCTTGTAATTCAAGCATACCGTAGTGTGCATTCTTATATCTTGCGCTGTACTTAGTGTGAAATCCGCCAACTTTTCTGAATTTAATTTGATATGTACCTTCTGGTATGCAGGTTTCGTGCATTACTTTTACTGCTTGGTACTGGTCTTCTAGTGTGTAGCATTCAAACTTACCGTCAATGAACATCATTCCATTGGTAGCGTCAATGCCAAACTGTGTTCTTACAACTTGTATCTTCATTCAGTCTCCCTGTTTATCTTAGTATAGTCTAAACAATCAGGGTTTGTACAGTATAATTTATAAGGTTTTACCTGTACTTCAAGTGGTTGTCCGCATTTAGGACAAGATACTTTCAAAATATATTATCTGTTTGCTGCCCACATATTATCCACCATATTAGGGTACTTACGACCATTAGCTTTAGCTCTTGCTTTAGCTTTAGACTTCTGTGCAGGTGTTAGCTTCTTGCTTTTACCTAATCCACTAGGTCTTGGTTTGTCCCATACGGGTTTACTTTTTTTTGCCATGTTACCACTTTACCTTATCTGCCCAATAAGCTGCAGACATTTTGCCTTTCTTTATGTTCTTCGCATGTCGGGCTTTAAAAGACTTACGTCTTGCTTTAGACTTAGCGTCAGTTTTTTTGCCCGCCCCTGAAACGCCTTGTTGTCCGAACCTGATTAACTTAACCTTACCGTTCTCTTTAGCTAGTACAGCGTGTGACTTACTAGCTTTAGGTGTACGTTTAGGTTTGTTGTAACCAGAGAACTTTTCTCCTCTGTACTCTATTGCCATATTCTATCCTTTAGACTATTACTTAGTCATTTTTTTCTTACGCTTGGAAGTATATCTTTTTTTCTTCCCTGTTTTGCTGTAAGGCATTACCTGCTCGCTTTCTTTTTGTTTATTTCTTGTGGTTTATCTTTACGTAAACCTATTGTTAGTAACCATAAACCTAATGATATAAGTATAGCAATACCAACTATGTCCTTAGCTGTACCAGTAAGGGTTAGCCATGCTATAAAAAAACCAAGTAATGTAAAGGTTTGTGCTAATGTTTCTTTAAGGATCTCTCCTAACCAATTAATAAATTTCTTAATGTATTTCATGTTCTTCTTATTCTAACTGGTACCACCGAGACACTAGCTATAATTTGCGAAGCTATGATAACTGGTACTACAACTTCTTGTGCTTTTTCTTTTTGGTCATCAGTCATATCATTACCTAAAGATGTAAGGTCTATGTCTTGTACTTGTATATCTATAAAAGAACCTATAGGATCTGCTAAGAATTGTTCTGTCTGTACTTCTGTAACTACATCGGCAAGTGTATAGTCTTCTACATCTTTATTTTCTACAGCTTTAGCAACGTATACTTCTACTGCTTCTGCTACTGCCTCATCATTCTTAACTGCTTCTGCGACAATAGCAACGTCTTCTGCTTTATCTAAATTTAAAACTTCTGCAACAGTCTCTACTTGTTGTTCTGTTAATTCTTGTACATCAGCAATAGCTTCCTCAACAACAGCTTGCACAACATCTTGTACTTCCTGCGTAGCTTGGTCAAGGTTTTGTACTCCAACATCGTTTACTTCGTCAAGGACTTCAACAACTTCTTCTTCGGTAAGGTCTTGTACATACTCTTGTATTGCTTCTTCTTTTGCTTCTTCATATTCCTCCTCTGTTAAACTTTCAATATCTTCTTCTACAACAGGTATATTCACAATGTCTTCTATTTGTGAAATCTCCTCTTGTATTTCTTCTTCTGTAAGTTCTTTTACATCTTCTGTTTGAACTGGTACTTCAACCAACTCTTTAGGAATAGTGTCTTCCACAATCGGTGGAACGTCTTGCTCGACAATATCTTGTTCTTTATTAATCGGTATAATATCTTCATCTATTCCTTCCTCTATAATTATTACAATATCTTCTGGAATGTCAATGACTATTTCTTCAATGACAATAGTTTCTTCAATGGTATCAATAGCTTCTTGTATATCCTTTTTAATAACTTCTTCATCTGTAAGTTCTTTATCTTCATCTTGAATGACCACATCAGGTACCACAACATCATTGTCGAGAAGTTCTTTTTCGGTATCTTTTGGTTCATCTTCTACAATTATAATATCATCTTCTACGATGTCATCATCTTTTATTTCTTCTACAGGTTCAGGAATATCACAATCTCCACGCTCTATCTGTGCGTCAGTCATAAAACAACCATACTCATTTTCATTATCTACACGTTCTTGATCTCTCTCTATAGTTCCATCATTAACGTCTGCCTGTGTATAAGTCTTATCAACACCCTCTACTTTTACATCCACAATAATTTCTTCAGGTGTAGGTGGTGGTGGAGGTGGTGGAGGAGGAGGTGGAGGAGGTACAGTTGTAGTTGTGGTAGTTGTAGTAGTAGATGTAGTAGTTGTTGTAGTAGATGTAGTAGTAGTTGTAGTAGGAATAGTGCTTTCATCTACATATTGCCAGTACAATGTATCTAATACAGATATATCAGTTAATATAATTTCAAACTTTGTAATAAATTTATCTGTGTTGGCTTCATCATTGTTGTAATCAGTAAATGATTTGTAAAAATCATCATACATAGCATTGCCGTCTTCTCCCCAAGATTGCGCTGCTTTGTTTAT